AAGCAGGAAAGTGCATGAAGAAGACTTCTAAGAAACCAGCTAAGAAAGGTTACTAATGCCACTCAAAAAAGGATACTCAAAAAAGACCGTCTCTGAGAACATTCGTAAAGAGATGAAGGCTGGCAAGCCGCAGAAGCAGGCAATTGCGATTGCTCTGTCTACTGCTCGTAAGGCAAAGCCAACAATGCGTAAAGCAGGGAGAGGACGATGAAACCTGGCCTCTATGCCAATATCAATGCCAAGCGTAAGCGTATCAAGGAAGGCAGCGGTGAGAAGATGCGTAAGGTTGGCTCCAAAGGTGCTCCTACGGCTAAAGCCTTCAAAGAGTCTGCAAAGACAGCAAAGAAGAAATAATGGTAAAGAAAGTATATCAGAACCCTGAAGGCGGCTTAAATGCCAAAGGCAGGGCATACTTTAAGAACAAGGAAGGCGCTAACCTGAAGCCTCCGGTATCCGCTAAAGAGGCCTCTAAGTCGCCTAAGAAGGCTGCTCGTAGGAAGTCTTTCTGTGCCCGTATGAGTGGTGTTCCGGGGCCTATGAAGGATTCTAAGGGCAGGCCAACAAGGAAGGCACTAGCACTAAGAAAGTGGGATTGCTAAATGGCTACTTCGTATTTAACTCTTGTTAACAGTGTAAAGACACGACTGCGTGAGCAGACTGTCTCGACTGTAGCACAGAATGACTATTCTTTGTTGATAGGTAGTCTTGTCAATGATGCCAAGCGTGAAGTAGAAGATGCTTGGAACTGGGAAGCACTGCGTACAACCAAGACTGTGACAACCGCAGCTGGTACTTATAACTATGCTGTCACTGGCGCTGGTGATCGTGGTCGCCTGCTACAAATCTTTGATAGCACTAACAGAGCCTACCTAGAACAGCGTAACAAAGGCTTCTTTACTCAGAATATAGATTTTATTGCTAACCCAGCACAGGGTTTCCCAGCCTACTATCAGTTTAATGGCCTCTCTTCTGGTGGTGACATCAAGATTGATCTGTTTCCTATACCGAATGGCGTCTATACCATCAAGTTAGTTATGGCTGTTCCAGAGGCAGCACTGTCAGCAGATACTGATTCAACAGCCCTACCTAGCAGACCAATTGAATTGCTTGCCTGGGCTAAGGCCATTGAAGAGCGTGGAGAAGACGGCGGTGTTAATGTCAGCAGTCAGTATGCTGTGGCAAAGCAGGCGCTTCTGGACTCTATCGCTTTAGAGGCTGCTCGTCATCCTGATGAAACTATCTGGTATTCGGTATAATGCCCAATAAACCACTACAATCTGTTTCTCTGACCTCTCCAGGCTTTTATGGCCTGAACACTCAAGATTCCAGTATTAATCTTAATCCTGCGTTTGCACTAGAGGCTTACAATGGCATTATAGATCAATCTGGGCGTATTGGTGCTAGGAAGGGTTGGACCTACATTACCACCTCTGGAGGCACTAGCAGTTCACCAGAGGCTTTGTTTGAGTTTGATAATGGTAACGGTACCTATACCTTCATCAGTGGCGGTAACAACAAGATTTATACTGGCTCTACAACGCTGACTCAGGCGGCTGTGCGTAACAGCACCAACACTGCTGACCTAACCTATACCATAACAGACAATAACTGGCAGATTGTACAGGCTCAATACAGTAGTGGACTAACGCTGTCCCCACACGGTTATCTTGTTCAGGCAAGCCATCCTCCGCTGGTGTACCATAAGTTAGGCTCTACCGCCCACGCCCATACTGGCTCCTTTGGGTTCCAGCGCATAGCAGACATCGGTTCAGTGCCTTCAGGCTACAGTGCCTCGACATTCATGCCTAACTGTGCCTTAGCTGCCTATGGTAGGCTCTGGGTTGCTGACATTGGTACCGATAACCTGACTGTGTACTACTCTGTGTTGCTGGACACCACAAACTTTGCAAGCTCTAGTTCTGGGTTTATTAACCTAGAGCAGGTTGTTCCCGGTGGTGACAAGATTGTAGCATTGGCAGATCACAATAACTTCTTAGTTATCTTTACGACTAACAACATCGTTCTTTACTCTAACGCCAATGACCTAGGTAGCCTTGCCCTGTATGACGTTATTGAGGGTGTTGGCTGTGTTGGTAGGGACACTGTACAGGCAATTGGCACAGACCTTATTTTCTTGTCTGACGGAGGCCTGCGTAGCCTAGGTCGTACCATACAAGAGAAGTCTTCCCCAATTAAGGATCTAAGCCGTAATGTCCGTGACCAGATGATGGCATTAGTGGTCCAAGAAGACGTTAAGCTGTTTAGGAGCGTCTACTTTGAGAAAGATGCCTTTTATCTCTTGACTTTGCCTACCTTGGGACAGGCCTTCTGCTTTGATCTAAGGGCCTTCTTACAGGATAACTCTGCTAGGGCAACGGTTTGGAACAGTATTGCTCCCTTATCCCTTTGTAATACCCATGATAGAAGGCTCTTCATCGGCAAGGTCAATGGCATTGCTGAGTACACTGGGTACCAGGATAACGGACAAGCCTATACCTTTACCTACTATACGCCCTATATGGACTTTGGTAGCCCGTCTGTGACCAAGATGCTCAAGAAGATTGTGCTCACGGTTTTAGGCTCAAATAACACCACATTTGACATTCGTTGGGCTTTCGATTATAATGCAGGTTACGACAGTACACAAGTAACTACTGGCGCTACCAGCAATAGTGAATACGGGATTGCTGAGTATGGGATTGCAGAGTATTCATTGTATGTGCCTTTTGAGCAAATCCGACAGCAACTAAGTGGTAGTGGTAATACAGTTCAGATTGGTATTGAAACCTTGGTCAATGGCGCTAATGTGTCTCTGCAAAAGATAGATGTTTATGCTGTCTTTGGCAGGACTATTTAATGAGTGAATCAACAAAAGTACCTATTTGCAGAAGAAAAGAATACGAGGCTTGGTTAGAAAGATTTAATAACAGGCTTTGGTTTCACATAACAGTCAGAAAGTGGAACAGGACTGTTAAGGCTCAGATGGAGAAGGATTGGTTTAACTTTACAGATATGCTTAATACAAGCCTGTTTGCACTGTATAACCCAAAGACTAACACTCCAAAGATTAAATTTATGAAACATTTTGGTTTTGGGTTTATGAAGGACATCATCGGTAAAGATGGTAACACATACCAAATCTGGTATAGGAGAAAATAATGGGTGGAGCAGTCGAATCAGTAGTTGACACAGTCGGAGACGCTTTTGAAGATGTCGGTGATTTTGTTCAAGACGAAATCATTGATCCAATCTCAGACGTTGGCTCAGACATTGACGACTTTATTAACGAAGAGATTCCGGGTGGCTGGGGCACCGTAGTTGCCGCTACTGTAGTAGCTACAACAGGCATACCTGTAAACTTTGGTAGTGCTGCTACTGCTGCTGAAGTAGTGACTGCTTCTGAGGCTGCCTTTGTTGCCGCAGACGCTGCTCAGTTAGCTGCTCAGGGTCTCTCACAGGCACAAATTGCCTCTACGATTGCCGCTACTGGTGTCAGTGAAGCTGCTGCCGCAGCCGCTGCTGCTGCCGCTACTGGTGGCGCTGTTGCATCAGGAATCCCAGTATCAGCCGGTGGTGGTTTGTTAGAGACACCAATTGCTGCTGGAACTGGCGGTACCGCTGGAGGCACTGGTATTACTGCCGGTGGTGGTGGTCTTGGATTAACAGCCCCCACTACTGGCACCGTTGCTGGCACCACTGCTGGCACTGGAGCAGGTTTAGGAACAGGCCTCAGCAGTGCTGGCCTTGGAACACTAGAGACAGTTGGCGGTATGGAAGGCCTTCTTGGAGCAGGTGAGGCTCTAACAGGCGCTGGGATTGGTTTAACGGCTCCTACAGCCCCAGGATTAGCCGGTATGGGTGGGGGTACAGGACTACTCACGCAAGGCGCTGGAGGCGGTGTATTAGGCGCTGGCGGGGTGGTTTCTCCTACCTTTGGTGCTGATATCTTAGGTACAACCTCTAATGGCCTCTCAATCGATAGCCTTGGCAGAGCATTTAACCAAGCAGGCCAGTTAGTACGGCAGTTTACCTCTAGTGAAGTGGGTCAGCTACTAGGATCTGCTGCTCAAGGGATTGTGTCTAACAACGCCGCTGAAGCCAATGCCGCTGCTCTTCGTAACTTAGGCTCTCAGGCAGCATCGCAGGCCGCTGCTATCGGTGCAGCCGCTAATGTGCCCTTTACGCCTTATACGGTCACTTCTGGACTTGGTACTTCTACAGTGTCGCCTACGGGGGCTACTACAACCGCTGCTGGTCCCTATGCAGCCCTTCAGCAACAGGCCCTAGGACTTGCAGGAACCGCCTTAGGAGCCATCAACCCTGCTCAGGCTAGTCAGACCCTCTTCGGTCAATTAGAGGGCCTCCAAGGACCTGCAAGACAGCGAGAGCAGGAAGCATTGCTGTCTCGTTTGGGTGCTCGTGGATTGCTAGGGATTGGTCAGAATGTGCCCACAGTTGGTGGTGGCATGGGTGCAGTTAACCCATATCTTGAGTCTCTGCTGTCTGCACAGGCTACTCAGCAGGCTCAGAATGCTTTGGCTGCACAACAGTTCGGCACACAAGAGGCTGGTCGTCAGCAAGCAATAGCACAGGCCCTACAGTCTCAAGGGTTACAGGTTGACCAAAATACCTTACAGCAGTTACAATTGGCTGGTCAGCAGGGATTAGGGCTACAGCAGTTGGCCTTGACTGGTGCTGGTAGACAGGCAGAGGCAGGATTGCGTGGTCTTGGTTTACAGACTTCGCTAAACCTTGGTGCTGCTGATATCGATGCTGCTCGTAGACAACAAATTGCTCAGGCAGTTAATCAACAGATTGGCAGCTTAGGCACCAATGTGGGCGGTGCATTGACCGGCGCTGGTAACTTGCTTACTGGTGCTAGCAATTTAGGAAGCAGTTTAAATGGACTATTCGGTGGGTCTACTTACACACCATCGGTGTATGAAGCAAACATGGGTGTTAATTTCTTAGCACCCGGAATATACGGTTAAGGAGATAAAATGGCACAAGAAGACATCACTGCAGGTTTGTTTGCGGATATTTTACCAAGGTCTCCACAACAGGATCTGGCGCTGTATCAAGCACAGCGTGACAGGACAGCAGCAGGAATTGCTAACTTACAGCCCGGAAGAGGTGTTGTATTCTCTGGTGTTCAAGCAGCACAGGATGTAGGCCGTGCTATCGGAGAAGTTGGTAAAGGTGTCCGTGGCTTGTTAGGTGTGGAAAGCACGCAAGATATGCAAGACAAGTTGTCAGAGCAGATTCGTGCTGGTGGTGCTAATATCCTTAAAACTGAAGGCCTAGGTGGATATCTAAACTATCTGTCTGATGCTTATGGTCAGGCAGGAATGACTGATAAGGCCACTAAGGCTAAGTTAATAGCAGAGAAAATAGCCCAGCAGGAAGAGACTATCAAGTCTCAGATTCAGCTTCGCAAAGCACAATCAGAGCAGTTGGCTGCAAAGGCTGAAGGACCAACAACCACAAAAGAGTTCCAAAAGTATCGTGAACTTCGTGCATTAGGTATGAGCGATGCTGATGCACGGAATGCTGCTTATGGCATCAAAGCTGGCGGAGAAGAAGGTCCTAAAGTTGGCTTTGACAAGACAGGCCGGTATACAAATAAAGCAGGAGAGGTTATACCTGCTGCTGAGATGTCAGCAAATAGAAAAGGTTTTGAAGAGGGTGAAAAACTTCTTCGTAGTTTAAATAGAATTACAGAGGAAGATGTTAAACAAGCAGAAGGTTTAGATTACACAGCTAGTGAACTAATGAAGCAAACAGGTGGTAGGTTGTTTGGTAAGACACTGCAAGCACAAACAAAAATAGCTGCTGCTCAATTAATTCAACAGATTGAGTCACTACCCAAAGGCTCGGCTTCAGACGCAGATATGAGGGCTGCTAAGGCTGCGTTTCCGGGATATGGAAATGCAAAAGCACTTGCTGCGTGGGTTAATGAAACAAAAGCAACGCTAGACTACTCTTTAGAAAGACAAGCAGAAAAGTATGATCAGCCAAGAAGAATAAAAACAAGTGCTCCATTAGCCCTTGACAAACAAAAAGGAATCCCATCAGGTCTTACAGCAACTGAGTGGAATGCAATGACACCGGCAGAAAAGGAACTGTTTAAATGACCTTAGAACAACAGCAGGCATTAGCCCGTGCTCGTGCTAGGCTTCGGGCGCAACAACAGGAAGCAGCACCACAGCCAAGCTATGAAGGCTTCTTTGAAGGCGGTGCTCCCTCAGAAGAGCCTGCACAGATAGGAACCTTTGGAAAGATTGTAAAAGGCGCCTTTGTTGATCCGTTTGAGGCTATCACTCAGATTGTAGGCGGCGAGGCTGGCAGGAGAGGTGTTGCTGAACGTGAAGCTGCCTATCAAGCAAGACGGCAACGGATGGGCGAAGAAGGTATTGAAGGTGCTCGTCTTATTGGTAATGTAATCAGCCCTATTGCCAACATACCTGTTCTAGGTGTAGCGCAACGTGCAGCACAGGCAACTACCCTTGGTGGTCGTTTAGCTGCTGGTGCCGGAGCAGGTGCTGCTGGTTCCTTGCTACAGCCTGTATCAGAGGCCCCAAGCGCCTTTGGAGACTTTGCTGCTGAAAAGGTTGAGCAGTTGGGATTAGGTGCTGTCCTAGGTGGCTTCATCCAAGGCGGTGTTGAGACAATTAAAGGCGGTGCTAAGTTCTTAGTGGACCTGTCTAAGCCAATGACTAAGAACGGTCAGAAAAAGATTATACAAGAATACTTTGATGATCTTGCTGGCCCAGATAAGGCAAAGTTTATAGCAGCACTAAACAAGGCAGATGAAATTGTTGCTGGTAGTAGGCCAACAGCAGCACAGGCTTTGGCAGAGGTTCCAGAGGCAGTTAACCTATTATCAGCGCAGGCTAGAATTGTTCGTACTCCAGAGGCAGCGCCAATGTTTGCCCGTAGAGAGGCAGAACAGCAAGCAGCAAGGTTAGCAGAATTACAGACTGTTGGTGGTACAGAGGCTGACTTGTTAGCAGCGCAGGCTGCAAGAACAGGGGCTACTGCTCCGTTGCGTGAGGAGGCCCTAGCGCAGGCTAACATTGCTGGCGAACTGCTTCCAAGATTTGAGGCAGATATTGCCGCAAGAGAAGCAAGCCGCATTCGTGCACTACAAGAACAGGCACAATTCCAAACAACAGCAGCACAGCAAGGTGTGTTAGCACAACAGCCATTTACTCCTGTTGCTGGATTGCCTAGAGTTTCTAGCCGTTATAGCCCCAGTATTGACCGAGCCGTTGAAGCAATTGATGCTGCTAAAGATGCCGGTAATATAGTTGCTCAAAGGGCAGCAGAACGTGACTCTAAAATTATTCAGGCCCAGAGTCTAGCAGATGAGGGGTTTTTTCCTCTTCGTGTGAACAACATTGTAGATAATATAGATAAGATCCGTGTTGCTCCTGGTCAGAGATCATCAGAGGTTGTCCAGAAAACCTTTGATTCGTTACGTCAGAAACTTACAGACCCTACTTATGTCAAGCCTAACGGAATTATTGATTCAAGAGATTTGTACACAATCCGTAAAGAGATTGGCAACGATATTCAGAAGTTTGCACAAGAGGCTCAGAATTGGGATGCAAAGTTAACAGCCGGTCTTGAAAAGAATATCAAAACTTACATCGATAACTCTATTGAGTCTGCCGGTGGTGTACGTTGGAAAGAGTACCTAGATAACTTTTCTAAGTATTCTACAAAGATTAACCAGATGCAGATTGGACAGGCTCTTGAGCAGAAACTTAATTCTGCTTTAGACGTAGAAAGAGCAGGTGCTTTTGCTCAGGCAGTGCGTGAAGCAGCCTCTACCATCAAACGTGCTTCTGGTGGTGCTAGGTTTGAGAAGTTAGA